CTAAACTATATTAAACACTTTCGTTTTCTTTGGTTTCTGTTTTAACTTCTACAGCTTCGGCTTGTGCTTTCAACATCTCTGCTTTCTGGTTCTCATGGTCTTGAATTTTCTTTGTCAAAGTCTGGACTTGTGAATTCACTTCCTTTAAATACTGTAATTTTTCAACCGGCTCCATCTCTTGAATTTTATTGAGTGCTTGGCTACTAAATGTAGCTTGATCCTCGTAATATGGAGTCTTATAATTGTCATATGTCATGCCTTGAGTATTTCTAAATAATATCTCTTGAATTGACATTGTTTGGTTCGGCTGAGTTTTTAATTCTCCAGAATTTTGCTCTGCCTTTATTTTAACTTGATTCCACTTATTGTGGACTTTCGGTTTTTTGCTCATTTTCTTTCTTTTGTAAATTAGACATTAATAAACTATTTAATCTTCCGATTTCTTTGTACAACAAAGCTAAAGCTGAACCGTTTTCATATACCATATCTTTGGTTGTTCGGTCCTTCATATAGTTCTTTTTGTACTCCTCAAACTTTTTCATAAAAGCTTTTGTTTCCTCTTTGTTGTCTTTAATATCTGCTGCAGTCTCGGTTCCTGCAATAATATCCTCTGTGTTTACTTTTGAATTGTGTACTACTTTCATTTAATTAATATTTATGTTAAACTTGGGTTACTAAAGTATGGTATAGGTCTTATAGCATTTACTTTATGATATAAACTCATCCATATTTTATCTTCTGTTGGCTCTTGAATTGCAAAAATTCTGTCATCTGGTGTACATTCTATAAATGACTGATTAAGTAGGGGAGCAGACCCTGAAAATCTTCTTGATAATTCCCAATGTGCTAATGTATCTCTAAAATCTCCTGCAACTCTGTTTTGACTATACTTATATTCTGCATATCTCTGCTGATAACCAAATATAGTATCATCATCTGCTGAGCCATCAACATAGATTTCTTTATTATATACTTCCTGCTCTCCTAAATTTGCAAATTGTGGAAAATAATGATCAAATTTATCGAACTTCTGCCAAAATCTGTTTAATCCTTGTACATAACTTGCTTTTGGTATTACTCTACATAATCCTAATATAATTCCATGTTCGTCAAACGACTCTGTAAATCCTATATTATCTCCTAATGCTAATGCATGTCCTGACATATCACCTTGTGGTCTATCTGTTGATGTACCTGATGTTGCTGAACTTGTTTGTGCATATGTACTTAATACTTCTGAAATCATAATTGGTGTTTTTCCACCTCCTAAATACTTAGGTATCTGTACTGTATAATCTGGAATTTTCTCTCCAAATATTGCATATATCTGTTCTCTATATCTTGAACCAGCTCTTGCCATTAATTCTAACCATTGTTGAATTGCTGATGCTCTCCTTAACTCATTAATTGTTGCACCTGTTGCGCTACTTAAATCTACTACGTGTGAATTTGATACATCAACATTCATATAATCTACACCATTTGGACTTTTTAACTTACCTGCACTATCTGATGTAACATTTCCAGATTGATTTGTAAAATAACCTGCTGGATCTATTCCATATGGTTTTCTTAAATAAGTATTATCTCCACCTGATACATCATAATCGCCATAAACTAATGGTGCAATATCTCCTAATGGTAGTGATACTTCACCACCTCTTTGTAAAAATGGTAATGAACTTGTAAAATAATCTTTTTCCCAATTACTTTTTCTTAATGTTAATTGGTTAGATAATCTATTCGATGAATCTGACTGAATTCCTGAGTCTGTATATTGCTCAAATTCGTCTCCAACATTTTGATCTCTGAAATACTCATGCCATATTAACTGATATGCTCTAAATGGTAATATACTTAAATATTGTTGTTTAGTACTATCTGTATCTACACTATCCCATGCTCCACCTTCTGCTCCTGCATCTGCAGTTCTTGGTGGTATTCCTAAATAATCTGCTAAACTTCCTTTTGTTAAATACGCGTTTCTATGATATGCACTAACTTGAAATCTTGGATAGGAGGGTAGGTCGTTTCCATCCTCTCCACCTGTAATAAAATCTTTCCATTCGTCCCAAATTATTCTGTATGTAACGAAAAAATAATCTAATTTAAAATCCACATTGTGCATCATTGGTGCTAATAATGGACTAAACCTAATTAACTGTTGTGTGTCTACTTTGAAACTGTCTCCTGGTATTACATCCTGTATATAACAAGGATATAAATTTCCCATGTTTCCAGTCATTTTGACTTCATGTGATAAGTCAAAGTTGTTTTTCTTTGGCTTATTAACTAAAATTGAATTCATAATGTTTCGTTATTAATAATTTCCTTTTGTTTTCGGTGATTGTCTTCATCTTTACTTTGCATCCACTGATTAACA